AGGTACATTAGAGGCATCTGCTATCAATTGTACAGGTTCATCTGGTCATGTCGATATTTATTCAACTAACGCAAGTTTAAGAGTTGGTACTAGTACTGGATCTTTTAACGCTTTTATCAATCAAAGTGGAAATGGTTCATTTGCTGGTACCATGGATATCGGGGGAACCTCGACGACAGGTGGTCCCATTCTTAGCGTCAATGGTAATACAACCTGGAACTATAATGATACCGAAAAATGTAAATTGACAGTTGGTGCCGGGGATGGCAATAGCGAAATGTTGATTAGAGGAGATTTGAAGATAAATACTGGTGGAAATACAAATGCCAGTATAACTTCTGATGGACAGGGTGAGTTTGTGGGGATAAGATGTCCAACTTTCATCGGAAATACAAATTTCGGTACCGGAGAAATTACAGCCGGTGATTTTATTATCACGTCGGATGAACGTCTAAAGAGTGATATTAACAAAATTCCCAAAGCTCTTGATAAAGTAAAAGAACTTTCAGGTTACACATATACAATTAACGAAAAAGAATCTGCGGGTGTTATTGCTCAAGAATTGTTAAAGGTTCTTCCAGAATCCGTCACTACCAAAGATGATGGTTACTACGCCGTATCATATCACGGTCTTGTAGGTCTTCTCATCGAAGCCGTCAAAGAATTATCCGAAAAGGTTAAATAAACATTTCAATTTTCCCATCCTTATAGATAAGTATGGCAAAAGTGAATAATTAACGATCTAAAGTGTCCATCAATGCAAGCGTTAACACACCAACAATGAAGAACATAACTACATAGTTGCACTCCGTATCTTCCGCTGTCATCGGTTTCTTCTGAGGGACCGCAACCCGTCTCTGGGCTGGAGGAGTGATGGGCTCCTCCTCAATTGGACAGTAGCCTATCATTTATATTATGTCTACAGATTAATTTCTGTCTTCTTCTTTCTCCTTTTTTTACTAGAGCTTCCTGCAACATTTACTTCCTTCACTTCACCACCAGTAGATTCACCCGAAATAGAAACGATGTCAGATACATTGTCATCGTCATCAATCATGGGAGGATCTTCACGAACGCTCTCGAGTGGTTTAGTGTTCATAGGGGGAGGGGGAGGCATCATAATTCCACCCATAAGACTCGAAATGTCTACACCAGGTCCCTGCATCTCATAGGATCCATCTTGGTTACCTGTAGCAGTCTGCCCCTGAGACTGGGCAGCTGTATTTTGCACCGCTGACATCATATTCTTAACAAGGTCAGGGTTCTGCTTCAATACGTCATTAACATTGGGTATAGCTGCCTTGAATATCGAATTTGTAAGATGAAACATCATCGCTGAACCACCAAGCATCATTATCAATTTCACCTCAGGGGCGACATTCACCTTGTTCCTATACTTCACGTATAACTCTTCGAATACGGTATCATAGTCCTCGACTGACTCCATTACATTTTCAGACCAACCTTCAAGCTGAATCTCGAAAGGGTTATAACGCTTATTTAAGAACTCTAAACCGGTTACACATGCAACTAACATGCGACGACTGAAACGAACAGACTGATCAACTTCTATTCCATATGTGATACGCTTAACTTCCGTGCGAATCTCGTCAACACCAGAATACATGTTGAGACGCTTATTGGTGTTTACACCCTTCTTCTCAAGACGTGCAAGTTTATTCAATAAATCCGCCTTCTCCTCGTCAACGGATGAATATCCTTTAGATGGCTGTTCTTCAGTGTATCCACCACCTCCACCTCCACCCATCCCCATGTCAGCATCTCCATCTTGAAAGTCGTCATAGTCACCATAATCTATTTCTTCAGCAGGTGGCTTAGGCGGGGCTGATTGTTTTGTAGGGTTAGCGAACGCGTCGATTTCTTCCTGATGATTCATTTGGGGAGGTCTGGATGAAACCATAGGCCTGGGCCTGGGCCTGGGTCGAGAAGGTGGGGCAATCTGAATCTCATCCATTAAAGCCTGTTCATTTTCGTCTAATTTAAGGATTTCGGTATCCCCCCTATCTAGGATAATCTCTTCGTCCATCTACTCTTTATAATGAAACTAAAGTACTATCTTTAACGCACTTCATAAAAAATGTTAGTTACTATTAAATGAAATTTAACCGTAATACCCTTTTGGTAATCCTCAGTGTAGTTGCCATAGGCTTCCTTGTTCGCCGTACTGTGTTGAGCTGCTACCAACCCAGGCCCATTGAAATCGAACCCGTTAATGAGCAATCGATTCATGAACTTGAACACAATATAAAGTGTACCCCAGGTCGTGTCGATGGTAGCACTTACACTAAGGCCCTCACCCCCGGTGGTCTCTGCGGGTCTGAACAAGTCGTGAGGGATCAGGCCAATTATGCAATCGTTGACGGAATCGGTGGATCTTTAATCTAAGTGTACTGTAAATGACTACAGTTACCGCTGTTAGATTAGATGTTCCCGATTTTGATAATGAGTACCACACTATTACTGTTGATACCATAGGTCAGTCGAGCGCTAATACATTTACAGTGTATCTGAATACACCTCTTCGTAATGTTGTACAAGCTCGCCTTTTAGGTGCTCGTATTAAGACACTTCATAGCACAGAACATTGTTATATCTCGATAGATGAACTCGACAGTAATTTTGCAGATAGAGCAACGAAAGACCCTCCTCTTTCTACTTCTTCTCAACCAGGATTATCCGTTTTACGAAACTCTTTTGCCAGTATCGTAAGTGAAACGGCGGCTACTTCTGGAGATCAGGTGATATCCTTCAAAGACAATTACATGGTTGCCCAACAATTCCTAGATCCCCTCGCCAAACTTGATCGTCTCACAATTCGTATTCGTGATGAGGACGGCAACACTATTAAAAATCCCTCTTCCGCAGGTAATAACTTTCTCGTACTTCGTTTTGTATGCAAAAAGTCGAACTTAAAATAAACCTTTCCTTATTGTAACTATGTCATCCGGTATAGTGAAACTTATCGCTATTGGTTCTCAAGATGAACATATTATGGGAAAGCCTGAAATTTCTTTTTTCAGTTCGACGTTTAAAAGACATTCAAACTTTTCACAGACCGTCGAAAAACAATTGATACAGGGGGCTGTGAATGGTGGTTCCATGTCAACTATCCGTTTCGAAAAAACAGGTGACCTTCTTGGTTATACATATTTCACTATTGATGATAATAACGCATCCCTAGATCACCCAGATTGGACACGTCTCATCGATTATTGTGAATTATTAATTGGTGGGCAAATTGTAGACACTATAGACTCTGTATTTACAGAAAAAATTGCTATTGATACCTTTGCTAATAACGTTAGTAAAAGTTCTAATGGTACTCACCCAGGTGTAAGTGCACGATCATACTTCTATCCGCTCCGTCACTTTTTTTGTGAATCTCCTCAAATGGCTTTACCACTTGTAGCTTTAAATTATCATAATGTGGAGCTACGAATACATTGGGGACCTGACGCCGGTAATTATCAGTGGTCCGCACATAGTAATTACTACTACTTAGATAACGAAGAACGCGGAACTTTCGCTAGTCGAGATATAGAAATGTTGATATTCCAGGTTCAAAAAAATATTCCAAGTAATGAAACCATACAAGAGCTTCATTTTAACCACCCCGTCAAATATATCGCGTCAAGCAATACAAGTAATTATAGTGCATTGACTTCTTATAATAATAAAGTTAAAGTAACCATAAATGGTGTAGACATTGATGGATATAAATGGGCCCGTCCACACTTTATAGAAGTGATGAATTATTACCACACTAATTTCGTTACATCCCCAGACTTCTTCTTATTCTGCTTCTGTCTTACAACGAGTCTTATGCAACCTACAGGAACTCTAAATTTCAGTCGATTAGATGATGCGAAAATATTCAGTGAAACGATGCCTATAACCGACCCGATATACGCAGTGAACTATAATATCCTCAAAATCTCCAACGGGGTTGCAGGTTTGCTCTATGCCAATTAAAATGCTAAGATATATTAAATGGTGAAGAATTTAAGCACTATTGATCGCGGCACCAAGGTGAGATTTGGTCGTTGGCATAACGACGACCAGGCCGAAAACACGATTGTGATTAATGCTTCTGACACCCCAATAAATGCAGACCATGCAGGTCTTTTTATGCAACCTGTTCGAAGAGATGAAGGTGTAGTTGTTACTTTGATGGGTCTCGATGCAACAACGGGTGAAATTGTTGATTCCAATATTAACGCCCAAGGTGTACAAGGTCGTGAAATTGATTTCTATGCAAATATAGGTAACGTAATTACATCAACCATTGTGTACGAAGCGGATAATGCGTTAGTTACAACAGGTAATATAGGTATTTCGAATTTGGAACCTATTCATACACTAGACGTTGGATCT